CTCCAGCCAGGCCCAGAGCCCGAACAGCGCCGGCATGACTGCTACGGCGAAGTTGAGCAGCTGGCGCTCGCCGGTAAAGCCGAGGCGCTCGATCCAGCCGGCGACGTCGATGCCCGCCGCCTGGGCGAGCACCGTGACGATCAGCAGGACCTGGGCATAAAAGCTCCGCGCGTGCCAGGCGGGGAGCTCGGGGGCATTCTCGCTCATTCCGGCGGCTCCTTGAGATAGTTCTCCACGACCCAGCCCTCGGCGCCGCCGAAGGCCACCTTCACCCAGCGGCGCCCGGAGAAGCTGCCCGCCTTGATCACCGGCACCAGGGTGCCGTCGGGGATGCGGTCGATGATATTGGGGTTGAAGCTCGGCCAGCGGCGCATGTTGAGCGGGTCGCCGCGGGTGTCGACCTGCATCAGCTCGTCGCTGTCGATGTCGTCGGCGGCGGCGTCGGCCTGCCACTCGGCGGGCTCCTCGCGGCCGAGAATGCGGGCGCGGACATGGGACAGGGGAAACAGCGGGTTGGTGTCGACCTTGCGGCCGGGCGAGACGTACCAGTGGGTGACGATATCCTCGAGCGTGTCGCAGCCGTCGAAGAGCGCCTCCAGCAGCCGCAGGACGGCCTCGATCTGCTCTTCGGGGTAGGCCATCCAGAACCCGTGACCATGCGCCTCGGTGCGCAGCTCCTGGATGCGGTAGGTGTCGATGTCGAACTCTTCGCCATACCAGGCGCGCGCAAGGCCGCCGGGCGCGGCCTCCATGCGACCGGGATTGACGATCTCGATGCCCACCGAAAAGGCGTTGACGTGATCGCGCCCATGGTAGTGCGAGCGCCCTGCGTGGTTGGCGCGCACGCCCACGGGCACCTGCTGGGTGATCGTGCCGTCGCGCTCCACCACGAAGTGCACCGACACCTTGCGCGCATTGTCGGCCAGGTAACTGGCCGCCGCGCCCGGCGTCAGTCGGCTGGCGGTGTCGTGAAGCACCACGACGGTGGGGGTGATCTGCCCTCCGGCCCAGCGCGCCTCCGTAAAGGAAACGCTCTCGACCCGGCCATTCTTGAGCTGCATGCGCGCCTCCGGGTTTTGCAACCCCACACTGGCATGCGGCGGCCCGGCAATTCAGTCTCGAAAGTATTCAGGGGGAGGGGTGTTGGGCCGGCGTGGCGCTGCCCTGCAAGGTTGCAGGTCGCGGCTCAGCTGTCAAAGGGCAGTTCCATCTGCCCGTTGTCGCGGTCGATCTGGGCGCGGTAGTTGGACACGGTGCGGATGTGCAGGTCGCAGGCGAGCGCGACCTCTTGGAGCGAGTGCCCCTTGCGCAGCATCCGCATCGCGCGCGCCCGGCGCGCGCCCACGCCGCGGGCGCCCGCCGTGGGCAGCGTCAGCTTACCGGGTCCGAATGTGTCGATCATCGCCTGCGCCTCCGTCTCTCCCACGAGGCGGGCCAGCATGGACCCCTCGGCGCGAACGGGTATCGAGATTTGCGTGCCGCCCCGCGCCTCGAGAAGACGCAGGGCGGCGGTCTCGCCGATCACCTCGGCGATCTCGGCGGCGACGGCGGGAAGGAAATCACCCATCGTGCGCCCCCCTTGGTCGGCGGCGCGGCGTCCGGTGGCTGGGCTTGTGGCTGGGCACGACGGTGGTGACCACCTGGCCGCGCAGCTTGTAGGTGAAGCCACCGACGCGCACGCCGCAGGCGCCGGGGTGCACCATGGCGCGATCGACCTTGCGGCCGACCTCGCAGCGATGCGCCTCGACGTCGATCCGCAGGACCCGCTCCAGGTAGCGCAGCAGCGCATGATCGGAGACTTCGGCGACCGGCTTTTTCATCGGCCGCGCTCCTGCTCGTCCACCTCGATGCCGGCGCGCTTGCACCAGTCGAGAAGCGCCTGGATCATCGTGTCGATCTTTTCCCAGTCGCGCAGCATGTCGATGTCGGCCGGCACCGAGCCCCAGGCATCTCCGAAACGACGGCGGATGAAGGCGTTGAGCCCGGCACGGCCGGGCTGCTTGAGCTCGCCCGCGTCGCCCAGCAGCCGCCAGAGCACATGCACCAGGCGCAGGTCGGCGCGCGGCGCGCGCGGGTGGCGGACCCGCCCCGACGCCGGATCGAACCCCGACGCCTTGAGACGATCCACCACCAGCCGCAGATCGGCCTCGGTCATGTCCCGCATGCTGGCCTTGCCCGTCGCGGCCTGCTGGAGATCGCGGCGCGCGTCCGCGTCGAGGCCCAGCTCGCGGCACCCGACATGGATCAGCTTTTGAAGGTCGCGCGCGCCCATGTCATGCCCCTCCCGGGGTCAAGTCATTACGAAGCCTGTCGATAAGATCACGCGCTTTCGGCCCATCCCATTCGCCAAGGATGGCTTTGCAGAGGTTTTGCCGCTGCACCCCGTTTGCACGCGCCCAGCTACCGAGCGACTGGCCGCGCAACACGAGGACTGCACGCACGGCCCGCATCAATTCCGGCGAGGGGTCGTGCGACAGATCCACAATGTTGGCCTGCATGATCAGTCCTCCCTGTCCGTGTGCGCCCGCTCCAGCGCCACCTGCGCCAGCGCAGCGCGGGTCATTGCGCGCTGCAGCTCGTCCATGCCGATGGCGAAAACCCGCCCCGAGGCGAGGCGCAGCTCCAGCCGCGCGTCGTCCACCAGCTTCACCCGTCCGGCCACCCGGGGTCCGGGCGCGCGGCGCCCCCCCTGTCGCGGACCGGCAGCTCTATGATCGCGATCTGGTCGGTCATGGCTCACACCCTCGCCAGGTCGAGAACGACCGGTTCCCAGGCCGCCTCGGCGTGATCGCGCATGTAGCAGCGCACATAGGTTTTCGACCCGACCACCCGCATCGCGTCGCGGATCGCCGACATGGCGCGCTGCCAGCGCGCGTCGCCGATCTCCAGGCGCAGGAGCATGAAGATTTCCGAGCGGTTGATCTGACCTTCCTTGTCGGTGTTGAAGGCGCGGGTGACGATGGCGCGGATTTCCGGGCGGGCATCGGCCGCCCACTCGTTGAGGCACTCGTCGATCAGCGACTTGGCGATCTGCAACTCCGGCCCGAAGTCGATCCGGTCGGCCACGGCGATCTGCACCTTGAAGCAGCCGTCATAGGACATCAGCGTCTTGTTGCCCTTCGCGCCGCCCAGCGTGAGCTCGTATTCCTGGGCGAGCAGCGCCTCCAGGTCGCCGACATCCTCGAAGACATGCGCCTTGAAGCGCTGCATCTGCTCGCTGAGCGCCTTGGCGTAGGCGACGATCTTGCGCACCGTCTCGTCCTGCAGCTGATCCTGCGGCTTGACGACCTCGACCGGCACGAGCGCGCCCTTGGCGTCGCGCATGTAGGTCTTGCCATCCATCTCGATCCTGCCCGACTGGATCGGGGCTGGGGTGTGTTCCGTCATTGGTCATCTCCCGTTGAAGAGGGGGTTGAAGGGGCGGCGTCCGCCCCGTTGTGAAGGTCCTCGGCCGAGGGCAGCGCGCCGGACAGGACCAGCAGGCAGGCCATCGCGTCTATCTCTTCCATCGTGCAGAGCGTCGTGCCGCGCGACCCTAGCAGGTCGATCTTGTGGACCGCCTTCGCCGCCAGGCGCAGCATCTCGCCTTCGGTAAATCGCTCAGCCATCGGCGCCTCCATCGTCGAGAACCGCGTCGACCAGCTCGTCGCGCGTGATTGCCAACAGCAGCGCGCCGGCGAGCTCGGAGATCGACACGCCGCGCGCGGCGGCGTGCGGGGCGAGCGCCTCGCGCAGCCCGGCGGGCGGGTCGCAGATCACGAAGCGGGTCCGCCCGATGCGTCCCGGCCCGGTCGGAAAGTTCGGAATATCGGCCCCCTTGCGCCGCTCGTAGCTCAGCAGGCAGGACACGGTGTTCGCATCCAGCCCCATGCGGGCCGCGATCTCGCGCGGGGGGTTGCCCTGCCGCGCCAGCGCGATGATCTCGTCGCGCTCAGCCATCGGTGCCGCCATCGCCGCCTCCCTTGTTGATCGGGCAGCGGTTGCAGGCCCGGAACATGGTCACGTTGCGGGTGTTCGCATTCGACAGCTTGCGCGATTTCGCGCGCCAGTGCCGGCACTGGTCCAGCGGCATCACACCCATGGCCGGGCAATCGACGGTCTGCGCCTCGAACGCCCCGCGATAGAGGTCCTCGACCCGCGCCATGTCGCCCGGATACTTGCCCGCGATCACGTTCGAGATCAGCGCCGCGGACACGCCCATGCGCCTGGCCACGCGGTTCTGACTGGTCTCCGCGCAGGCGCGCGCCAGCCCCTCGACCCAGTCGGGAATGTCGCTGCCATAGGCCGCGCGGGCGCGCTCGATCGGTGTCACCTGGTTCATGCGACACCTCCGGCGATGTAGGCGTACTCGCCGCGATTGTCGTCCCAGACCGCGCGCACCCGCTTCTCGCGGGGCGGGCGTGGGCCGGTGTCGCGCACCAGCCGGTAGACGGCCAGCCGCCCCCTGGGGCGCGCCTTGCGCTCGACCCGCAGATAGCCGGCATTGGCCAGCATCCGGCAGTAGTCGCGCGCAGCCCCTTCGGAGACGGGCACGCTGCTGGTGTTGGCATGCATCGCGACGTCGCGATAGGTGAACGATCCCAGTCCGCGAATGGCGCGCCACATGTTGCCCTGCGGCGTGGCGGCACGCACCCGGCGC